ACTGAACCTTGACGCGCACACGTGAACGTGAAGTGACTGATCCACCGGTTGTACGACGACGATAACGACGATAGCCTAGACGACGATAGCCGTAACGACGCCTGTACTTTGAGTATCCAGTCCGACGACGATAACGTGAATAATAGGGCATTTGTGTTCCAAAAATGTTAAGGAAAATAAAAATTAAACAATTGAATCATTCAAAGTGGCTTAAATGCGAGTCAGGACAGTTGAAATGTTACAGCTTACATGCTTAATTTAGAAGCACACAGAGAAAAAATGTTTTCGTAACTGCATTTAAACACAGCAGGCACTTTCTTTTGGAGCTTTTAAATTACTTTTCTTTCCACGAATGAGTGACTGATCGAATGAGTGCAGCAAGCAAAGAATCTATGGTTAAGCGGTGGTGTTTCACCATCAACAATCCTACAGATGATGACAAGTTCTGGGAGAACAGTGAGCAACAAGAACACTTAGAGTATCTCATTGTTCAAGAGGAGATTGGAGAGAACGGTACAAGACACTACCAGGGCTTCCTTATCCTCAAGAAGCGAAACAGATTGACATGGCTAAAGAACAACATCAACAACAGAGCACACTGGGAGAAGACACGCGGAACTGACAAGCAAGCAGCAGACTACTGCAGAAAAGACGACACTCATCCTGATGGTGGACTCAGATTCGAGTTCGGGCAACTCAAGTCAGAGGGCAAGCGCAGAGGCAGAGACGAACTGGAAGAGGCAGTAATCGATGAAGTCGAAGACCTTAAGAAAGGCTTCAAAGCAGCAGCAGACATAGACGCACAAGTACTTGCAAGACCTGGTTTCCTTGCAGCTTACAACGCACTAACAGCAGACCTCCTCGGTCCTTACAGACCTAAACTCAAGATCATCACAATGGTTGCACCTCCTGGAACTGGAAAAAGCTTCGCAATCAACGCACTCTTTCCAAAAGCAGGCAGAGCAATCATGGGAAACGGAGGCACTTGGTTCGCAAACCCTTGCAGCAAAGTCATGGTGTTCGAAGAGTTTGCAGGGCAGATCCAACTGCAGAAGATGCTCAAACTCCTTGATCCTTATCCACTTGCACTGGAGATCAAGGGCGGAATGAGACCTGCAATGTACGAAACTGTGATCATCACAAGCAACACAAGACCTGACGGGTGGTACAGGGACGAAGAGCAAGGCGGCAAGCGCACAGATGCACTACTTGCACTGTGGGACAGGCTTGGGTTCAAGAACGGCAACAACACAATCTGCAGAACATGCGGAACCTACTTGGAACCAGCGCAACCAGGTGCAATCACTGCACAGTGGCTCGAGGCCACACGCAACTGGTTCATGCAGCAACTCATGGGTGCCTGCGGCATTGCAGCACACGAGGTGCTTTCCGACGAACCTATCAGTGACAGCGACGACGAGTGACATTGGCCGGGGTAATACTCACCCCGGCCAATGTAAAAGAGTGATCAGTGATCAATATAATGACTTGGGACAATGACGTCATCAAGTGATCACTCTAGTTACAACTTTCTATTCCTTCTCCGCCTTACAGTTTGTCCAGTATTATCCCTTTTCCCTAAGAAAAAATTATATAATGGAGTCAGTTGGTGAGATTCAACGGGTCCCGAAGTCGCCACTAGCCGATGACCTAACTGGGGCCTAGTGGTTGTCTAATCAATGTCCATTATTCTATCACAGGAATGTCCACTATTTATTGTACACTATTTATATCGTCCATTATGCAATTAGTCATTAAGAGGGAGGGTGTCAGTGCGAGAGAGAGCGTCTTCAGTGTCGAGATCATGGACTTCATCACGTACCTTCTCAGCAGCAGCAGCACGATTACTAGCTGCATTGTAGAGACGTTCAAGGGTGCGACGATCTGATCCTGGGTACCTAGTGATGTCTGAAGTGCCTAGACGCGAAGACACCTGAGCATCAAAGTCATTATACCTTCTCCAACGATCAATAACATCACGATCAAGACGATCAGCTTCATCAAGCAGTCGAGCACGTTTAGCAGCACGAGTCTCTTCACGAGTAGGAGCAGCACGTACCATCCTTCCAGTAGCATCAGCAGCACGAGCAAGTCCATCAATGGCAGCTTGTGGAAGAGCATCAAGGCCTTCATCATCAAGTGTCTGAGTTTCAATGGGATCATCATCAACAGAAGCAGCAGCAAGTGCATTGGTAGAGCCACCAGAAGAGCCAAACTTGGGGTTACGGAACGTGAAGTAGTATGTCTGAGACAAGATGAAACTAATCGTAAGATCCTGGGTCGGAGCAGTGGTAGGAAGATGGAATCCAACGTAGAAGAGCGGGCAGAAGAAAGGACAAGCATTTGGAGTACCGCCATAGGCAGCATCATTGGTGTCAGCAGGAACATCAGTACGCGAGATAAGAGTACAATCATGAAACATTGTCCTCTCTTGGACATCAGATGCCCAACATGAACGAGCGAGCTTGGCAACACTGTTGTTCAAAGCAGAGCGCACAACAGAGCCAGATGATGCCAGAAGAGCAGGATATGTCATAGGACTGTTAATATAAACAGTCTGACCCTGTGCATTGGTAGTCTGACGAAGTTGTGCAGCCTCATAGTATGTTCCAGCACGATCATAAGCAGTCACAATCTGAAGGGCAGGCACGGACGAATTACCTGAGCCAACAGGTGTCGTAACCGAAACCTTCGAGATAACTCCGTCACACTTGACTTGATCAAAGAGACCACAATATGCACGATAGAGCGGCGACTCTGTCGCTCCAGCGGCGAGAGTGTAGGCGGGTCTCCCTGTTCCATAATGGGCAAAGGGAACTGACGAGCACACAGTGGAATTAACTGTGTTGGCAGCGATAGTCAACTGGACAACCTCTTCACACTGAACCTTGACGCGCACACGTGAACGTGAAGTGACTGATCCACCGGTTGTACGACGACGATAACGACGATAGCCTAGACGACGATAGCCGTAACGACGCCTGTACTTTGAGTATCCAGT